CGAAGTCTGTATGTACGGTAAAAGTCGCATAAATAACGCCTGTTCTCGGTGTTGAAATGCTTATATCCTCAACCGCTTGAATACGATCATCATAAGATAAAGCCTCCCGGATCCGTTCCGGCAGAACCGCGGCGACCCAATCAAGCGGCATACCGAAAAAATCTTCATATTGCAGCCCGTAGGAAGGACTATAGACTGAATAACGCCCTCTCGGCGTTTGCAAGCGTTTATATATAGCCTGCTTCATAGCCTCTTGACCGTCTGTATAGCCGCTTATCCTTTGATTGCTTAAATCCATTTTATAGGTATATGATGAGTGTACCGGCTCTTCTAATAAGCCTAAGAACTCTTCTGATATTTGAGGTATCATGTCGCCTTCACCACCCTGTCTAAAACTAAATAGCCTTTACCTTCTGCGTTTTTTATCAGCACAACCTTGTCGCCTGTCTTTAATTCGTTTCCTAACGTGAAGTATTCAAAATTGTTGTTCCCAAAGCGTCCCTGTGTCCTGTAAGTTGTTACATTCCGCGTTAATGTCAAAAGCTCCTTTGTTAAAATAATCTTGTCAGAGATTTTTATTTTTAACGGTTTTTTTTGTATCACCTCGCCAAAAACAAACCTTGTGGGCTGTGCCTCGGCTACCGCTCCCGTTGCAGCCTTCTTTATCACATCAAGAATGTCACCTGCGTCAGCCACCAAACTCACCTCCCCGGAGTGTCAAATTAGTAAGGACTTCATCTTGATTGATTATGTGTTCACACTTCTCAATCAGCATATATGTTCTAATCTGCATATCCCTTAATTGTAAATTCACTTTAACAAGCCGCCCTGCTCTGAAATGTTCATCTGCAAGCACGTTTTTAAGCTCAAGCGTGCGCTCCTTGTGATTGTAGAGATTAAGAAGCGCGTTTGCTTTTGTTTTGCCGCTCTCGCCTTTCTGCATGGTTTCCGTGTACGTTAAAACGCCCCACTTTGCTATGCTTGAAGAGGACTGTGCAATATATACCTCGCGCTTACCTGTGCTGTCATTATCATATATAACCTTGATTCGGTTATATGTGTTTTTATCAATCGAAGTGGTATATGTGTAACTTTCAAAATCATTTAATGTCAAAGTAGCGTCAAGCGTCATCCACGCATACTGCTTGTTTTTGCTTCCTGCTGCTCTATAGGTTAATGGATGGAAATAAAGTGTTCCGTAATTATCGTAAAGGATGCAAAGCCTGCCCGTTTTCTGTAAAACATAATCCGATATTTTTTTCATAATATCGAAAAGCTCTGTATTCTCGCACACCTGCGTAAATCCATAATCATTTACTTTTGTACCCATGCTGTACCGAAAATAAGTGAGTTCGTAATCATCACAAACACGTGCAAAAGCCTGTTCCGGTGAGTTGTTTATAAATACATATGTATCTTTGGCTTTGAAGTACCTTAATTGATCGTAAGCCGTCACCTCTACGGTATCATCGGCGGAATTGTCTGTGATCTCAAAGATATAGCCGTAAAACTCAAAAAGGCGCAAGGCGACCACATCGCCCTCAGTGAACACAACCTTGGCATTAGCTTTTTTTTCAAGCTTAAATGTCAGCTTGCTTGCTTCACCCTCTCGCGCCGTGTAAAGCTTCATACCGTCCGCAACAACAGGTGTATATATAACATTGTTATGAAGTATGTTGATCTCTTTTTTTGTTGCCATCGAATCACCTATAAAACAGCCGGAAGTAACAATTTCAGCCCGGCAGGAAGCGGCGACAATGTACCGCTTACCGTCCCGACTGTCAGCTTTATGCCGTATCTGCTTAATACCGTGCTATTTGCTTGATACACTGCCCGGGAAGCTCGCGTCCTTTCGGAGTTGCCTACGTCATAATATCGCGAAACAATCCTGTCTAAAGTATCGCCCCGTTGCGTTACAATGGTGACATTCGCGGATATTGTTCCGCTGCTACCTGTTACAAGCTGTTTGCGCGAATTATATCCAAGCGTTATGTTGTACTGCTTGAATTGCTTTAAATTGATTTCAACAAGTACATCGCCGCCTTCGCCTGCGTCCTCTTTGATTGTGTAATCCTCAACGGAGCATTTTATATTAGTTGAAAACACCGCCGATTTATGTGAGCTGTAATCACTGCGGTTACGGAGGACGGTAAAATCAAAAGCGGCTTTTTGTGTCTTTAACTGCTCTAACAAGTTTAAAAAGCGCACCTGTTCAGTAGCTCCGCCCGTATTCGCCCATGAATAATTTGCTATGGGTAAGCGCGCCGTAAAGGTGATGTCTGTCAGACCCGGGCTTTTCAATATATTGATCTCGCTTCCGTCTGCCAGTGTAACAAGCGAATTTTTGTTATTTATCTTAACTTCAAGGCTCTCCGGCGCGGTTGGCAAGAGATATTTATTAAAATAAAATTCATATGCTGCCATATCAAACACCTGCTCTTACTTCCTGTAATTTAGCCACAAGAACACGTCCTAAACCGTCAACAATGCCATCAATGTCCATGTCTTTAGAGATAGTGTTCTGATTATTCATGTTTACTTTAATCTCTGCCGTTGTAAACTTGTTTATCGCGTCCCGCTCGGCTATGTCGCGTAAATATTTTAACTGTTCCTGTGAAATGTCTACTTGTGCCGTCTGTGCCGTGTTCTTTGCGATCTTGTCTACATTTGACGCCACCTTTGATATATTAGACGGGACTTTTACATTGCTTACTTTAGGCACAGATACCTTCGGAACGGATACGGACGGCGTTGTTACCTTCGGAGCGGATACGGTCGGCGTGCTTGTACTTCCTGTGTTGCCCGATAAGTTATTCAAGCTATCCGCTATGTCGCTTACATTGTTAGCCAAGTCGCCGCCGTTCATTAGGTCGTCAAGGCTATCCGCTCCAAACTGTTTAGCAAGATCATCAAGGTTGTTTACGCCGTACTTGTCAAGCAACCCTTGTATACCGTTTTCAAGCCCTGTTCCGCTTAAATCGCCAACACCGCGCAATTTATCCCACAGACCGTCACCGACTGCGGCACCGGCTCTAAACGCTTCGCCTACCCAATCGCCAGCATTATCAAAGTTATCATATGTGTTATAACCTGTCTTAAAGGCATTAAGTAATTCCTCAAAACTGTTATATTCAAGGTTATCAGCGAAATGATTGCTATTCCACCCTTGTTCCCAAGCCTGCTGCACTCTGTTGAAATCTACATTGTCATACTTTAAAGTATTCAAGCCATCGTTAAACGCCTTTCCAACATTCCCGAAATCAACAACTGCATATTCAAAGGTTTTCATCCCATTACTGAAGGCTGTGCCAATATCAGCCCAGTCGTCTCGGTAATCTATGCCGCCGAAGCCCTCGTTCCATGCGTCTCCGATGTTTTTATAATTTGCATTTGTATCGTATTTCCCGACACCTTCTGTCCACGCCTGTGCTAAATTGTTATATTCTTTCAAAGAGCTATTGACAGAATTAACTCCATCATTAAATGCACCTATTACACTTTGATAAGAACCTTTATCCACACCAAGATATGATAACCCTAAATTATCCCACCAAGCTTTAGCCTCATCAAACCCTTGTAACTCAATGTTGACAAACGGCAGATTGTTAAGAACATTTAACGCCTCTCTTACTCCGCCGATAATGCCTCCAATGAAGCGACCGAAGGCATTTATCATTACATCAATGGCACTGAGGAAAAAGTAGCGTATATTATTCCCAAGTGCTTTGAAAATGTTGCCTATTCCTATCGCGATTCCTTTAAGGCGTGTTCCTAAATTTTGAAAAGCCTTTAATACATTATCCGTAACTGCTTTTGCGATCGAAAATAATCCACTGAAAACATTCCGTACAGAATTGATGGCAACCCTGAAAGCTTCGCCTATATTCAAGCCAACCGCCTCAACAGACTTAACAACGCCCCAGAATACCTTTTGTATAAAGCGCCCTATGTTATCGAAAACAACTGTCAAGTTGTGCCAGAGTGCTATACCTACCTCAACGATGCCAATAAACACATTAGCCACGAAAAGCCCTATGTTTTGGAATACATGACCAAGCTCTATAAAGAACGTCACGCCTGCATTTACAACACCGATAAATACATTCGCTATTGCAAGACCGATGTTTTTAAAAATTGCACCGATCACTATAAATAGCTCTCTTGCACCGGATATAAAGGCAGTAAAGAAATTCATTATAGTCTGTCCTGCTTTTGCAAGTGCAACATATATGTTATATCCGAGTGCTTGCAAGAACTTAAATATACCGATCATTATGTCAGCGAATGACAAGAAAAATAGCTGTATTGCTCTACCTGCTACAAATACCCAGCCGACAATAACGCCAAACGCCGAATTTACGCCCTCTGTCACGTCTGCGATCTTTTGCGCAACAATTACAAGCACCGCAATTACCGCCACTATTAAAGCGATAATCCAAACAAGGGGACACGCATACAATGCTTTATTAAAGCCTTTTTGTGCGATTTCAGCACCCTTTGTGGCTGTGGCTTCCGCCGTCTTTGCTCCTGCGTCCGCCATAGCGGCACCGGCAGACTTCCCAGTAAGGCTTGCTCCCGGTGCAAGAGATTTGTTTAGCCCCTCTTGCGCTTTATCCGCCATCTCTGTTGCGCCACCCTCTGCGGCTTTCGATGCCGCGTCCGTTGCCGCCGCTCCGGCAGAGCCTCCGGCAAGTCCCATGCCTTCCGCCATTTGTGCGTTATACTCCGCCTGCTTTGTAGCAGCGTTGTGTGTCGCGGTGGCATCGTTTCCCATTGCCGTTGTTTTGCCTGTGAAAAGCCCTACAACGCGACCGAGCAACGTGTTTTGAAACTTTTGATACATCGAAGAGATTTTCGTTTGCCGAGCCTCTTCTTGTGTGGCAAAGGATAAAACCCCGAGTACGCCTGCCTTGACTTTTAAGGCTGCCATGTGAATAAGTGTAGCCGTTGTTATAGCCCCAAGGAACGCAAGCACGCCCATGAATATCGGCGCAAGCACGCTCCAGTTATCCGCAACAAAATTGACCACGGCGGCGATCATGTTAATAATCACAACCAAAGATTGTGTTATAAAGCCGATAATCGGCTGCAAGGTCGGAGCGATCGCGTCAAAAAGGTTCATCAATGCCTCGCCTAATGTTGCAAGCGCACCGACTACCTGTCCGATAAACGGCGCAAGGCTCTTTAAGATACCTTCAACCCATTTACCGAACATGGCGACTATCTGCATGAGTGTTATATCTTTACCCGTTGCCTGTGCAATAGCCGCGTCAATCTGATTAAGCACTTCAAGCCATCCACGGGAAAAGGCGGCGCGCATATTTGCAAAAGTTGCCTCCCATGAAGCGGAGGCGTTCGTTTTTGCCGCACCCATTACACCGTCCACGCCTTGCATAGCCGTTGTAACCGTTGTTAGAAACTCCTGCGCCGAAATACGCCCATACGATAGATCATTTTGCACATCTGACACATTGCGCCCTACTGCGTCCGCGTAAAGCTGTGTGGCGTTGATACCTACATCAAAAAGGCGGTTCATCTGCTCCATGTCCACCTTTCCTTTTGAATACATCTTACCGATTGCGTCCACAACCGTTTCTAACTGCTCATTAGTGCCTTTACCGTAAAAAGCCACAGCGTCCGCCCATGCTTCTACCTGTGAAGTTGCCTCGCCGAAGCTCATACCTCTTGTAACGAAGCCTTGCGCGGCGGCGGCGGCAACGTCCAAGCCGTAAGCCGTACCCGTCACCGCGTCATTTAATTTATTCATGGCGGCTTCTGCTATAAGCGCGCCTTTTTCTCCCTCTCCGGCGATCTTCTGAAATGTGTTTGTTGCCTGCTTGAGTGTGTCGCCTCTTGCAAACGCTCCCGACAAGTCAAACACACCCACACGGTCAAGCGCACCCTTTACCAAGCCGATACCTGTTTGCACAAGTTGCAAGGCACTATTTGCCGTGATTATATTCCTTTCCCATGAAGAAAAGCCGTCCCCGGCAGCTTGTGCCGCCCGTTCAACCTTATTGACCTCGGTTTTGACCTGTCCTGCTTGATTGCCGGCACTATCCGCCGCCGCTCCTATATCGTCAAAAGCATTTTCAATATTGTGAAGCTTTGATATAGTGCTGTCCGCGTTCAGATTAAGCCCTGCGGCGGTTTTTCTTGATGTGCTATCAAATGTATCACCTACATCGTCAAGCGCGTCCTGTAGCTTATCTGCGCTTGATACCGCGCCCCCGGCGTTAAGTGCGATTCCAATATTCATTTTACGGTTGACGCTTGCAAGAGTAGCCTCGATATTTTCAAGGCTTGTCACAATACGGGCAGTGACATTTGACACGTTGCCGCCGCCCATATCTAACCCGTCCGCCATCTTCCGATCTGTTTCGGTAAATGTCTTATTTACACCTTCAAGGCGGTTATTTATCTCTTCTGTAGTCGCCTGTGCGTTGCCTTGCCCCATGTCAAGACCTTGACCGAGGGCACTATCAACAGAATTAAATGTATCTTCAACACCTTGAAGATTATCCTTGACGTTTTGCGTGGCGGCGTCAATAGAAGATGAATTGAGCTTCCAGCCTGCTGCGGTTGCCTTATCTACCGCCTCAAACTGTCCCTCCACGGAGCGCATACCGGAAACGATGTTCGCCGCAACGCTTGAAACTTTATCAACTAATTCAATTATTGCCGATATACCGGGCATAGCTTACCTCCTTTTCTTCTTCATCTTCTTCATTTCCTTTTCTTCGCTTTCCATGCGTACCTGTATGGACGCCATGACAAAAGCTTTTTCCTTTTGCGGTAAATTGACAAAAACATGAGGCAAGATATGCAGCTTTTGCAAGCAGTAGTGTGCAAAAGCACTTTCGGGATCCGCTTCGCCCGTCTTGCCCCCTGTTATTAGTTTTTTGCTTCTTCTACATCCTCATTTATGGATTTATCAAAACCATTAAATTTTGAGATAAATTCAAAGAATTTCGAGAACTCGCCCGGCTCGTCTATCATTTCCTGTATTAAGTCCTCAGGCTTCTTCACGCCATAAGAATCTTGTAACTCTGCATTGTAAAGGTCGGGTTCAACTACCGAAGCCGCCGCAACCATAGCCATATACTTAAAACGTAAAAACTTGGTCTTGGTCTGATCGGGCTTGCCTGTCACGGGAACGTCTATAGTGCATTTATCCATGATCTCGTTATTTTCGCGTGTCGATATAGGACGGAGCTTAAATTCAGCCGGATCGCCGTTTTCGTCTGTGATGTTTGCGGTCGGTCTAAATGTCGTTCCCTCTTTGCTTTTTTTGTTTTCCTTTAAAAATCTTGATAAATTCATAAATAACCTCCTATTATGAAAAAGGGCAGAGTGTGAAACCCTGCCCCGTATTTTTATATCCCTCTAAAAAATATCACTTTTTAACTTCGCCCAAATCAAAGCCAGCCATATTCGTAAATGCTTTTGCATAAACAAAATCGTCAAATGTAAAGTCCGCGTCCTCTTCAAGCACATCATCACTGGAAGCGTCAAACCTCGCAAGGATTGCACTGTCAAGGCAGCAATTTTTAAGTGTGATGTCCTGCGATCCCACGCCTGCGGATGGGTCGTTGTTTATGATCTGCATATCAAAGAAAATGAACGCCCCACTTTTCTTGTAGGCGTTCATCATGTCGCGGAAAAGTCTTGTATTAAAGTGGAATGTAGCCGAGCCTGTGCCTTCCCAGCCGGCAGGCTTTTTTCCGGTCACTGTCCTTCCGAGAATGGGAATATCAGACTTTTGTATCTCCATTTTAGCCTCAACATTGATTGCGTTCATCATGTTATAACGCCGTCCGTTATAAGTGATATAACACTCTGCAAGTTTTGCGCTAACCGCTCTTTGTGCGTCCATCTTTGTTGCCATGCTCTTTGTCACCTCCTGTTATTATTCAACCGTTACGGTCATATAAAGCTGCTCCATCGTTCCGACAAGTGTTATTGTTTCGGTCACGATAACGGCTCTCTTTGTATTGCCTTCTGAAACAGTAAGACTGTCCTCGTCAAACTCGTCTATTGCTCTGATATTTGCAAGACCTTGATTAAGTGTATAAATATCAGTCCACAAAGCGGAGCGTCCTGCTTCGTCATTCGGTACAGTGCCGATATAACTTGAATTAAATATGCTTGCGATCGCGTTGCCGATGTAATCAATAACCCTGATAGTCTGATTCTCTTTGAACACATCGCCCTTTGTATCTGATATAGATGTAAGTGAATTTATATCATAAAGGACGCGCACCTCATCACCTACAAGGTGAAGTGTAAACTCTCCGTTTGCCCTTGCGGCGGATAGCTGTGCCTGTGTAAAGCTCGTGTCAACGGAAAACTCGCCGTTGTATACGTCATTCATCGCGCTTTCATTAACCGCTTTAGAAGCACAAAGACCTGCCACCCAATAAACAAGCGAAGCGGCATTTGCGCCCACATCGGTTACTGTGTTCTTAACGTTAATAACGCCTTCATAATCCGCCGCATGGGAATAGAGAACAGCCTGGAACTTCACACCCACATTCTCCCTCATCTCTTCAGCGAAAGAAGCGATCATTGCTTTTGTTGCCTCGTCTGTAGTAGCACAAGCAACAATGTTAAACTGATAAGTGCTTATTGCGTCCAAAAAGGCGCTATACTGTGCGCCTGTCGGGCTGACATTAGAGCCGCCCGTCATAGGTGTTCCGGCAGTAACAGCAAGAGTTGCGTCCGTCTTGAAATCAACAAAATCATTGTTTACAAGAGCGGCGGCTGTTGCTACTGTCTGCGTGTCAACAACGTTTCCTGCAAAAGCTGTCTGCACATCAAATTTGGTCTCATCGTCCACGTTTGTCTTGATAATGATTGTTATATCATTTCCTCTTGTGCCTGTGTATTTTGCCGTTGCGTATGTATTAGCCGCCTTTACGCCGCCGCCGTTTACACGGTAGCCAATCAGCGTTGCCGCGTTACGGAACACCTCTCTTATGCCTTTTAGCTTCTCATGCGTATAATCATAACCGAAAAGCTTAACGGCGTTTGTGAGGGCTTCGCTTCTTGTTATCTGCATAACTGTATCACTTGCGCCCCAATCAAGCTCCAGCGGCATAGCTACAACGCCCTCCACGGTAGTGTCGATTGCGCCAACGCCTGTCGTATTGAAGTTGATATATGTTCCGGGCAAAACTTTATTCATTACGGTAAAAGTACCGCCTCCGAATGCCATATCTTATACCTCCTTATATCTTTCTGTTTAAATAATTGTTTATGCGTCTTTCTGCCTCTTTGAGTGTTACCATCTCACCTTTGGCAATTACCGCGTAAACAATCCATTTGCGATCTCTGAACTTTTTGGAAGCCGCTATATCCTCTCTTGAATATGTCGGCTCTCCTGTGTTTGTTTCCTCTACCGGCTGTACCTCTGCTTCCATAACCTCGGGTTCTGTACCTTCGTCTTTCTTCTTACCCACGCGATCACCTCCTTTTAGTTAGCTCTTATGTCCTGCGTAAGCTCAAGCATATACTCTTTTTCTTCAACCTTGTAAGTGAATATAATATAAGTCAATGTATACACAAGCACATTGTCAACAATACGGGATTCTGCCTTTATGCCGCGTACCGGGTAGCCGTCTACTTCAATGACTTCAAGGCAATCAAAAAGGGCGTCAATAACGCCCTGTATCTCCGTTTTTGGATTTAGTTTGTCTGCCGGAAAATAGTTGATCTCCATGAAGCACGTCCGCCTAAACTTATTATTTAAAAAGCGGTCGATTTTACAGTCAACGCAACGCACCGAAAAGGACGCGTCCGCAAGGTCTTGGATAACCTGTTCGTTGTATATTTCATGCTTTTCACCGAACTCTTTATATATAGCCGATGTAATGCCATCTATAACCTTGTTAATCAAAATATACCTCCCAGCCAGTTATCAATCATTCTGTTAAGCAAGGCAGGAATGACAGGTTGTAAAGCCTCCACCGTTAACGTAGTAAAAAATTGACCTTCAACCCAACCATTACCGCCTCGTGTGCGATGCCCGTATTCAACGTATATTGCATACTCTACATCATTACTGACCACACCCTTGTATGTGTTGCCCTCTTCGATTATCGGCTCTGACTGCCACCCACGGCGGAGCGTACCGCCATCACGCCCACTCCCCTTCGGATACTGACCGACCGGCGTTGCTTGATTTACTTTAGAGTGTAGTATGTCCTGCATTTCAAGTGTGGCGTACCGAAAAAACTTTTGCCTCTCTGCCTTGCCGAGTGCCTTATTAAGCTTATTATTAAATTCTGTCAGCCCTTTAAACCTCACGCCCATAATCACGTCCACCCCTTAAATAATGAAAGGTTGATCTCTTGGTGTGTGGGATAATGCGCCCTCTCACTGCTTGCGCTATACTCAACCGTTAATCCGTCCTGTGTCACAACTATTTTGCAACCCGGCGGTATCTCAATATCCGGGCTTATAAATAGCTTTACGTTTTGCGCCTGTCGTGTTGCAAGGTTGGCTTGTGCGTCAACGGTCGGAAAGGATGAAAAAGAAATCCGACACGGCTCGTCTTGTATAAGCACACTTTCCGCCATGCCTGTTGTCTTGTTATCCCTCAACACCTTTCCGTATGTAATTATTGTGCAAGTGCCTGTGTAAAGGCTTTCATACGCCTTGCGTGCGCTT